AGGGACAGCAGGCTTTACAAGGAGCTTGGGTATTCGGAATTTAATGATTACTGTAAATCTGAAACAGGCTTTTCGGACAGACAAGTATATAACTACATTTCGATTGTTGAGAAGTTGCCGAAAGAATTAGTGAACTCGAGTTCACTAATTGGAGTAAAGAAACTAACACTTCTCACCAAGCTTTCTGAGGACGAACGTTCTGAACTTACCGAGAACACCGACCTTGAAAATACATCAGTAAGAGAGCTTGAAGAAAAGGTCAAACAGCTTAAGATCAAGGCTGACAAGGCAGATATGCTCAGTCACAGGCTTGAGGATATGAACAACATCTGCGATACGATCTCGAAACAGAGAGATAAGGCAGACAGACGCATACGTCAGCTTGAAGCCGAGATAAAGGAGCTTGAGAGCCGTCCTATCGAGGTGGCTGTGGAAACGGACAGCAAAGAGGTGGCAAACCTTAAAGACGCTATGCGACGTGTTGACCTTGACTGGTCGGAGAAGTATTCAAAGCTTGAAGAAGACAGCCTGAAAGACCGCAGAGAGCTTTTGCAGAAAGCTGAACAGGCTGAAAAGGACAAGCAGGACAAGCTTTCACAGCTTCGTGAGGAGCTTGACAGAACTAAGGCGGAGTATGAGAAAAAGCTTTCGGGGAAGACAGAGATCACGTCAACGCAGGACGATAAAGCCATATTCAAGGCTTATCTTTCAACCGCTGTTGACAGCGTAACAAGGCTCGTGGGCTTTCTGAACGAGCATAATGACAGCGACAATTACGGACTTTTCACACAGAAAGCAAGACAGCTTGCGGATATAATCAATTCAAAACTGGAGGTATAAAAATGAAACTTTATGAGCTTACAAACGATTTTCAGAGGCTTTTTGACAGCCTTGAAGATATGACGGAAAATGCCGAGCTTACGGCAGAGGAAAAGGCTGAGGCTGAAAAGGTGTGGTTTGATACCCTTGAATGCGTTGAGGCTGAGTTTACAGACAAGGCGGAGAACGTTGCGGCTTATGTTAAGGTGCTGAACAGCGAGGCAAAAATGCTTGAAGCAGAGGAAAAAGCCCTCAAAGCAAGACGTGAGCAGAAGGTCAAGCAGGCAGAGAGCCTTAAAGCTTATCTTATGAACAGTATGCAGAGGGTCAACCTTAACAAAATAGAGGGCGTTATGGCTAAGATAAGCATTACAAAGGGCAGGGAAAGCACAGAGATAACAGACCCTAAAGCCTTTGTGGAGTGGGCAAAGGTCAATGATGACAGCCTGCTGAAATACAAAGATCCTGACATAAGCAAGACGGCTGTCAAGGTGGCTATCGAGGCAGGCAGGAAGATACCATATGCGGCAGTTGTCCGCAGACCGGGACTGACCATAAGATAAGGAGGAAAAGAGAATGGGACTTGCGATACTTGTATTAGGCTTTTCGGGAAGCGGCAAATCTGCTTCCCTGAGAAATTTCAAAGAGGACGAGCTTGCACTTGTGAACGTGAACGGAAAACAGCTTCCGTTCCGCACGCAGTTTAAGTCAACGATACATACCGACAATTACGGTGAGATAGAACGCTTTATGAAAGCTCAGACGGCAAAGTCCATAGCCGTTGACGATAGTCAGTATCTTATGGTGAACGAGTTTATGCGCCGTGCAAAGGAAACGGGCTATCAGAAGTTCACCGACATAGCAAAGAATTTCTGGGAGCTTGTGAGAAGCGTTGAAATGCTTCCGGAGGACGTTATCGTGTATTTTCTCAATCACCTTGATACAGGCGAGGACGGCAGGCAGAAAGCTAAAACTATCGGCAAGCTGCTTGATGAGAAGATAACTGTCGAGGGTATGTTCACAACTGTGCTTAAAACTGTTGTGGTTGACGGCAAGTATCTTTTCGCCACTCAGACGGACGGCACTGACACCTGCAAAAGTCCTATTGGGCTGTTCGACAGTATGTACATAAGCAACGATCTGAAACTTGTTGATGAAGCGCTGAGGACATACTATCACCTTGCAGACGAACATATCTGCTCAGAGTGCGGAAAGACGATAATGTCAGACGGCAGGCGTACTGTTCAGCAGATAATAGACGGCTCGATGAAGAATTACGGCAAACAGCTTTGCATGAAATGCGTTCTGAAAAGGGTAAAGGCGGCGAAGTCCAATGAAACTGCGAACGTATCAGAATGAGCTGGTGGAGCAGGTAAGAAAGGCGTGGAGAGCAGGGTATAAAGCACCCTGCATAGTCCTGCCCTGCGGCGGAGGAAAGTCCTGCATTGTGGCTGAAATGGCAAGGCGAACGACCTTTAACGGCAAGCGTGTGCTTTTTCTCGTCCATAGACGTGAGCTTGTGGAGCAGATAAAAAAGACGTTTATTCGCTGGGGCGTTGATATGAAACTTTGCGAGGTTGGCATGGTGCAGACTATTACAAGACGGCTTAAAAAGCTTGCCAGACCTGCACTTATCATAACTGACGAAAATCACCACAGCCTTGCTCAGTCCTACAAACGCATATACGAATACTTTTCGGACGTGCCGAGAGTGGGCGTTACAGCGACCCCTGTTCGCCTTAATGGTGACGGGCTTGGTGACGTGAACGACAAGCTTATCATAGGGGTATCCGCAAAATGGCTTATTGATAACAACTGTCTTGCACCTTATGACTACTATGCTCCTGACGTTGCCGACCTTACAGGGCTTCACGTTTCTCACGGAGAATATATGGCGGCTGAAATAGAAAAAGCTATGGTAAAAAATACTGTTTTCGGTGATGTCATAAAGTATTACAAACAGTTAGCAAATGGCAAAAAGGCGGTCTGCTACTGTGCTTCCGTAAGACATTCTCAGCGAACGGCAGAGGTATTTAATGACAACGGCATAAAGGCGGCACACATTGACGGCTCGACCCCAAAGGCAGAGCGTGACAGCATTATCTCAGCTTTCCGCAGGGGAGATATAACTGTGCTGTGCAACGTTGACCTTATCTCCGAGGGCTTTGACGTTCCTGACTGCGAGTGTGCCATACTCCTGCGACCCACCAAGAGCCTTACTCTTTACATTCAGCAGGCTATGAGATGTATGCGGTACAGACCCAACAAAAGAGCCGTCATAATCGACCATGTAGGAAACTATGCAAGGTTTGGTATGCCTGACGATGACAGGGAGTGGAGCTTGGAGAAAAAGCCGAAAGCTCAGCATAAAAAGCAGGAGCAGAGCGACAAGGTGAAGCAATGCCCCGAATGTTTCTATACTTTCTCTGCTCCTCCTGCGGGGGTGAAAGTATGCTGTCCTCATTGCGGATATGAGTTTCCCTCAGCCGAGAGAAAACTTGAAACTGACAGCAGCGTGGGGCTTGTAAAGGTGGAGGGATTTAAGCTTGACTTTTCAAGTCCTGCCGATTGTCATACCTATCCCGAACTTTTGCAGTATGCGAAAAGTCACGGTTACAAATCAGGCTGGGCATATTATCAGGCAAGGCAAAGGGGGCTTATAGGTTGACGGAAGAACACAGGATACAAAACGAGATACGCTGTGCGGTATCGCCCTACTGCACTGTCTTTCGTGTGAACGTGGGCGAGGGCAGAACAGTTGACGGCAGATATTTCACCACAGGTGTGCCAAAAGGTTTTTCAGACCTGTTCGGCGTAAGACATAAGGACGGCAGAGCTGTCTTTATCGAAGTCAAAACAAAGTCGGGACGAGTTCATCCTGAGCAGAAGAAGTTCATAACAAAAATGCGTGAGTGCGGAGCATTGGCAGGCATATGCCGCTCGGCAGAGGACGCAGTAAATTTACTAACGGAGGAATAAAAAATGGGATTTAAGTCAAATCAATCAGAAGCATTTCAGAACGGATTAAAGCCTGAGGGCGATTACGAGTGCATCATAACCGCTATCGAGGAACGCACAACAAAGAAAGGCTCGGTGGGTCTTAACTTCACTCTCGTCATCAGAAATGACGTGCAGGGACAGAAATACGGCAACTCCTGCCTGTTTCACACCATATGGAAAAAGCACGAGCCTAACGAGAACGATATGCAGGTGGAGGGCTACAACTTTGCTCAGCTTATGGCAATGGGCAAGGCGGCTAAGCTTCCTGACGGCAAGGAGTATGACAGCCTTAAAGCATACTGCACCGACCTGCTGAACAAGTGCATAAGGGTAGATCTCATGCACGAGGAATGGAACGGCAAGGAGCAGGAACGCATTAATTTTGTCAACCCTACAAAGTATCCTGAGTGCAAGCATAAGTTCAAATCCTCTGCACCGAAGGCGGACAGCTTTGCGACTAAGCAGACGGGCTTTGCAACGCCTAAGACAAATACGCAGGCTGACAGTGCCATAGGCTCGCTTGAAGATTTTGAGGACGTGCTTACAGATGACGGCGTGCCGTTCTGATTTCTGAGAAAAGCGAAAAGTCATGGTACTTTTGCATAAAAATGCAGATGATATTTTGTGCAAACAAATGATTTATATTTTAATTTGGCAACATTTCTGCAATTGTTGCATTTTTAATGCAACTTTTTGGACGTTTTTCGGGGATAAGTGAAAGGCTTTGACTTTTCAAAATTTATGTTAGGAGTTGGATATATGTACGAACAAATACCGCAGGAGCTTAAAGCCCTGCCAAACTGGATATGCTGGGACGCTGTGCCTGATGAAAAGAGAGGGAAGATAAAGAAAGTGCCAATAAACGCACTTACAGGCGGAGGGGCTATGTCAAATAACCCCTCTACTTGGTGCGATTTCGATACGGCTGTGAGAGCCTCAGAAAAACATTCGGGCATAGGATTTATGTTCGGTGGCTGTCCATATTTCGGTGTTGACATTGACGGCAAAGAGGAGGAGCTTGAAGCATACCAGAGGGGAGAGAACGGCAACATCATATCCGAATTTATCTCCACCCTGCAAAGCTATACTGAGATATCTCAATCGGGCAAGGGCATACATATCATATGCAGAGGAACGCTTCCGAAGCGTGGCAGACGCAAAGGCTCAGTTGAGATGTATGAGGACGGCAGATTTTTCGTTATGACAGGCAACTCCTGCTCAGAATATAAGAGTATCGCAGAGTGTTCCGACAGCATAAAGCCATTGCACGAAAAGTATATAGGAGGCGGTCACGAGCCTGTGGCAAAGGCTGTTCCTGCTATCAGACTTGACACCGCAGACCAGATAATCAAAGCGGCGGCAGGTGCAAAGAACGGAGGAAAGTTCGTGTCGCTCTACAGCGGAAGAACCGCAGGGTATGCTTCGCAGAGTGAAGCTGATATGGCGTTCTGCTCAATGCTCGCTTTCTGGACAGGCTGTGACGCAGAGAAGATGGATATGATATTCCGTTCCTCAGGTCTTATGCGTGAAAAGTGGGACAGGGCGCAAAGCGGTTCGACCTATGGCGCACTCACCATTCAGAAAGCTATTGCCGATTGCGACAAGACCTATTCGCCAAAGTTCGCAGGGGGATTTTCTCTTAATTTCAAGTCGCCCTCTGAGCCTGTTTCTGTGGGTGCTGTGGATCAGGAAGAAGCCAAGCCAAGACTTTATTCATTTGACGATACAGGCAACGCAGAACGCTTTGTTGACCTTTTCGGCGAGCAGGTGAGATACTGTTATACAGACAAACGCTGGCTTTGGTATGACGGCAGAAAGTGGTGTATCGATATGACAGGCACAGTTAAACGCCTTGCAGACAAGGCTGTGGCTTGTATGGCGGCAGAGGCAAAAGTGTACGCTCAACTTGACGCAGACGAGGGAACGGATATGGCAAAGGCTTTTGAAAAGCATATGAAGTCCTGCCGTTCTAACAAATCAAAGAATGCAATGCTAAGCGAGGTCATGCACCACGTTCCTGTTCTGCCTGCTCAGATGGACAGATTTAAAACTGTTCTCAATACCCCGGGTGGAGTTATCGACCTGCGAAGCGGCGGCATATCTCCTCACGACCCTATGACATATCTGACGAAAATGACAGCCGTTGAGTATTCAGAGAATGCCGATTGTCCTCGCTGGCTTGCCTTTCTTGATGATATTTTTAGAAAGGATAAAGACCTTATCAGATACGTTCAGAAAGCTGTGGGATATTCCCTGACAGGCTCGACCACCGAGCAATGTGCGTTCTTTCTTTACGGAACAGGACGAAACGGCAAGTCAACTTTCATTGATATCATAAGGGATATTTTCGGGGACTATGCGGCAAATATCCAGCCTGAAACTATTATGGTGCGTTCAAATCAGAGCACCGCCATAAACAGCGATATCGCAAGGCTCAAAGGAGCAAGGCTCGTGACAAGCGTTGAGCCTAACGAGGGCGTTCGTATCAACGAGGGTCTGCTCAAACAGCTTACAGGCGACGATACTGTTACGGCAAGAAAGCTTTACGGCGACGAGTTTGAGTTCAAACCTGAGTTCAAACTTTGGATGGCGACAAACCATAAGCCTGTCATCAGAGGAACGGATACGGGCATATGGCGAAGAATTCATATGATACCTTTCACTGTGCAGATCCCCGAAGAAAAGATAGACCGCAGGCTTAAATACAAGCTGTCTGCGGAGCTTACGGGCATATTCCGCTGGGCAGTCGAGGGCTGTCTGCTGTGGCAGAAAGAGGGACTTAAAATGCCTCGTGCCGTCCTTGAAGAAGTGAGGGAGTACCGCCGTGAAATGGACGTTATCTCTGCATTTGTTGAGGATAAGTGTACTGTGGGCAAGGGTCTGAGCGTGCAATCAAGTGCATTGTATGCCGCTTATCTCAGGTGGGCAGACAGCGGCAATGAGTATAAAATGTCGAATACCAAGTTTGGACTAGAAATAGCCAAAAGATTTGAAAAAGTAAAAGGCAGAAAGTATAACTATTACTCAGGTCTTACGCTTGACGAACAAATATAGGTGGAGGGTTTACTCTTTTGTGGTGGGTTTCAGGGTTTTTCTAACCTTTCGTATTAGAAAAATAAAAAGAATATATATAAAGAAAGAGTTCTTGAAAAACGGCACAAACCTACCACGACCCTCCGCAAAGGGGGTATCAACTATAAAGATAGATTTCAAAAGAATGTCACAAGAAGAATTCGCACGGTATGAAGATATGGCAATAGACGGCAGGCTCATCTATGACGAGTATCCTGCTGAGGAATATAAATATTTCTCACAGTTATCAAGACTTGGCTATAAGAACAGGCACGAGGGGTGGTCAAAAGAGATATGCGAGGACAAGCAGGCAGAATACAAGCGGGAGTATCTTCACAGTAAAGAGCGAAACGGCAGGTTTTTCAGGCAAGCTTGCATAATGCAGGAGAATATCCGCAGAGGGCAGACAACGGTCTGGAAGATAAACAAAACGCAGGACAGGGAAGAAAAGCTCACATATGCATTGCAGGCACTTGAACTGATACTCTGCGACGAGGGGCTTGCAAAGCATAACGGAGTAAGCATACCCGAATATACAGGCTGTGAATACTGCAATGGAGTGACAGAGTGGAGCGAAAAGCTTGGAGCGGACGGCAAGGAAGTCCGCTTTGAGTTCTGTCCTGTCTGCGGAAGAATGATCGAGGAGGTACAAAATGACAATACAAGAAAAGATATCACGCTATCAGCTGATACCGAAGCTCATAGCCAATCTTGAAGAAAACAGGGCAAGGATACTGAATGGGAAAGCCGTATGCTATGACAAGAATGACAGTTCGGCAGGAACGCCCGGCAACACGGCTGAAAGCTCAATGCTGAGTTATGCCTGCAAGGGTGAGAAACAAAAGGAGCTGAGCGAAGAGCGTGCAAGGCTCACGCAGGAGATACAGTCTGAGATAGACGAAATGTTTTGCAATGAGGAAGCTGAAACCATAGATACTGCAAGGATAATCAAGCTGTATTTCATCAACGGTATATCGGTGAAAAAGATAGCTCACAACTATATTTTCAGAGATTACAAAACTGTGCTGAGAATGTTTCACAATGGCTGTGAGAAATTAAATATACCACACAAGACCACTCAATACCACTTGCAGGAACGCACATAGTATGATATCATTACAATAGCCAATAAGGCAAGCAAACATTTGCGGACCTCCATAAAAAAGTCCGACGGGGCGAAAGCTCCGTATGCAGGTCGAGAGCGAGCCAGCTCAACATCTGCTCCACCATTTACAAAACTCCTTATAATATTTTCACAAGAGACACTCCGAACGGGGTGTCTTTTGCGTTGTGTCGTAAAAGGTTCATAAATGTCGAATTTTTGATATACTGCATAAAAAATACAAATGCTATTTATGCAGTATATAGAAATTCGGTGCATTTCGTTGATTTTCGCTCTGATTAGTGATATTATTTAAGAAATATTATTATGAGGAGAATTTTATTATGCCAGTTTCAAAGATTATTAAATTTCAATATTTTAGAGTTGTCTTTCATGATGGAGAAAAACGAGAAAGATATGATTTGGGTAATTGGATTAATTGCATGATTGATTTTAACCTTGCAGAAAGAATTGCTGAAATAAAAGGATATCCTTCAAGATTGGAATCAGAGCATATAATGGAACGAGATGATGATTTTGTACATTTGAGATTTATAAAAATGACAAACGCTTTTATTCCAAGCAAAGCTTTTGATGATCAAGAGATTGAGCCAATAGATTTGGATGATGATGAATACATTGCGGTCGATGTAAATACAATCTATGATGTGAAAAGTCAAACGTTGATGATTCAAATTAACAGAGGTAGTTTATCCGTTGATAGAATAAAGGATTATATTAATTTTACAGCAATGAAAAATAATTTGTTTGATGACGGTGAATTTATAACGCTTGAGCCTATTTATAATAATTTTGATATAAAAACGCTTAAGCACAAAAAATACAGACAAATTGAATTTTCTTTTGATAGTACACAAGATTATAGTGGTATGGGGGATAATAATGGTATTGGTGCATATTTACATACTTTGGATAAATGCGGGGGAAAGACTGGGTATATAAGGTTTGGAATGGGACATTCTTCAAAAGAGAATGGTATGAACGAAGAAGAAATTAATAATCTAATAGACCTAATAAAAGAAAATGAAAATTTTAGAAAAGCCAACGTAGTTTATATTGATGATAACGATAATTCGTATAAATATGATTTATTTGAAAAAAATATTCTTACGGACAAAATGGAATTTGTCATTGAGCCAAGAACGTGCCTAAGCAGCATAAAGGTTAGAAACACTATGTTATCATTTTTTCAAAAACGTTTATCTACAATTAGAGGGTGATATCTATAAATAAATTTAAGGTAGCGTTAAAGTGTATAGGCAAATCGTATGGTATACCAATATTTATCGCACTTATTGTATGTTTTATAAAAAGTAAACTACCGTTTTTACAAATCCAAGATGATAATATTAATGAGGTCATGAAATCAACATTAACGGTTTCGTCGATTTTATTTGGATTTTTTGGTACCATGTTAGGGCAGTTAATTAATGCAAAATCAAAATATGATAAAGATGATAGCAATGTTATTACGGCGTTTTTCAAAACTGTTGACAATACTGAAATACGTTTGACTATGATGATAAATGTTTTTAATACGGTTTTGATTGATTTATTCTCTATGCTTGTCTTATTATGTAGCAAAAATTCTAATATTTTAAAAATATGGTTTTTTATTTTAATAATTTTTACTTTGAACTTAACATATGTGTATTATGTTTTTATAAAGCTGTTGATATTTAAAAAAGGAGAAACTAAAATACATGATAAAATGTCTGAAGAAGCTATAAATAATATGAAAAATAAAATTTCAAAGAAAAATCATCCATAATAATAAAGCTCCGCTTGTCGGGGCTTTTTTTATACCCCAAAGAACAAAAAACCGAGGTGAGGTGAATGCCGAATGAACAGAATTTAATAGTTCCAAGCTCGAGTGAAGCTCGAAAAAATGGTGCAAAAGGCGGTAAAAAATCAGGCGAAGTCCGCAGGCGTAAAAAGACTATGAAGCAGGTAATGGACTTCCTGCTTGAACAGCCTGCCAATACCAGAGCGGACTATGAGTTCCTCGTGGAGCAGGGCATTGACCTTAACAGCCTTGACCCCGACTTCATAAATAATATGCTTCTTGTTAATGCGGCTCTTATGGCAAGGGCTAAACAAGGGGACGTTGCGGCGGTGAAAGAGCTGCGTGACATTATCCGTGATGACGATATGCTCAAACATAAGATAAAATATGATAACGCAAGGCTCAGGCTTGAAAAACAAAAGCTTGAGCCTGTTTCTATGCCTGATAAGGCGTACAGCGGTATCCCTGCGAGCCTTGTCGCTCCTACGTTCTCGCCTGTCCTGTTCGATATTGCAGAGCAGGAACATTCCGAGTATGTTTTCCCCGGCGGACGTGGCTCGACTAAATCTTCATTCTGCGGTCTGAACGTTATCGACCTGCTGATGAAGAACGAGAATATGCACGCCTGCGTCCTGCGTTCTGTGGCGAATACTCTTAAAGACAGCGTTTATTCTCAGATACTCTGGGCAATATCTGCACTTGGTCTTGATGATGAGTTTGCCTGCACAAAGTCGCCCCTTGAGATCACACGCATTTCAACAGGGCAGAAAATATACTTTCGTGGTGCTGATGACCCGCACAAGATAAAGTCTATCAAGCCGCCTTTTGGCTATATCGGCATCGTGTGGTTTGAGGAGCTTGACCAGTTCGGCGGTGAAGAAGCTGTGCGAACGATAGAACAGTCTGTTATAAGAGGCGGCGAGAGAGCATATAAGTTCAAGTCTTTCAACCCTCCGAAGTCAGCTCAGAACTGGGCGAACAAGTACATCAAAGTGCCGAGAACGGACAGACTCGTTACCGAAAGCACTTATCTAACTGTGCCGAAAAAGTGGCTTGGCAAGCCTTTTCTTGATGACGCCGAATTTCTCAAAGAAACCAATCCCACTGCCTATGAGAACGAGTATATGGGCGTTGCAAACGGTACTGGTGGCAATGTTTTCGATAACGTCCTCATAAGAGAGATAACCGACGAAGAGATAGCGCAGTTCGATAACATCTATAACGGCGTTGACTGGGGCTGGTATCCAGACCTTTACGCTTTTGTCAGAGTGCATTATGCCCCTGCTCAGCACACACTGTTCATATGGCAGGAGTACACCTGCAACAAAACAAAGAATATTGATACCGCAAAGCATTTGCTGGAGCTTGGTATCACAGCAAATGACCTTATCACCTGCGACAGTGCAGAGAATAAGTCTGTTGAGGATTACAGAGCATATGGCTTGCTTGCGAGAGGTGCAGAGAAAGGTCCTAACAGCAGGGAGTATTCATATAAGTGGCTGCAATCTCTGCGAAGTATCGTTATAGATAACAAGCGTTGTCCTGTGGCTTGCGAGGAGTTCATCAACTGCGAGTATGACAGAGATAAAGAGGGCAACGTTATAAGCGGCTATCCCGACGGCAATGACCACGTTATCGACGCCGTTCGGTATGCAATGGAAAGAGTATGGAAAAGGCGGGGTCAGTAAGCTATGGGCATTATTTCAAAAATAAGGGAGTGGATAAGCAGAATGCTTTCAAAGTCAGATATAAAGGGCGTTTACGGTATTGATATCGCCGTGACGGACAGTATGATAAGATCTATCGACAAGTGGGACAGAATGTATGCAGGTAATGCAGCACCCAAGGGAGTTCACTCTCTGCGGCTTGAACACGCTGTTGTGAGGGAGTTTGCAAACACGGCTATCAATGAAATGACCCTGAAAGTTTCCAACGATAAGCTTGATGCCATAATGAAAAACGCCCTTGAAAACCTCAACAAAAATCTGCAAAGAGGTCTTGCAACAGGAGCAATGATAATAAAGCCGCTGGGTGCTGATAAGGTGCAGTATGTTCCGCAGTCGCAGTTTATTCCTGTGGAGTATGACGTGAACGGCAGACTTATAAAGGTCATTTTCCCTGAGATAAAACGCATGGGCGATAATGATTACCGCATAAGGCTTGAATATCACGCTCTGGACTATGAAAAAGGGCTGACTATCACAAACAGGGCTTTTCGTTCCAATGACGGCGTATCTCTTGGTGCTGAGATACCTCTCACGGCTGTTGCAGAGTGGGCGGAGCTTATCCCTAAGATAGCCTATCCACTTATGCTGCGACCCTCTTTCGGTTATTATGTCAACCCTATCGACAATACCGTTGACGGCTCGCATTCCGGAGTATCAGTGTTCGCAGGGGCAGAAAAAGTCATAAGAAAAGCTGATATCCAATTCGGCAGGCTCGATTGGGAGTTTGAATCAGGGGAGCGTGCAATAGACGTTGACGAGGCTGTGTTAAGGTCTGTGACAGACCCGTTCACAGGTAAGAAACGTGCAGAAATGCCAAAGCTCAATGAACGGCTTTTCAGAGGGGTAAACGTGTCGGCTGGCACGAGCGGTGACTTTTATCACGAGTTCTCACCGCAGTTAAGACAGGCTGATTTTATCGCAGGACTTGAAGAATACAAGCGTGAGATAGAGTTTGCCGTAGGGCTGTCCTATGGGGATATCTCAAACCCTCAGACAGTTGACAAGACGGCAACGGAGATAAAGTCATCAAAGCAGAGAAAGTTTGATACTGTCACGGCGATACAGAATAACCTCCGTGTCTGCCTTGAAGACCTCTGCTATTCGCTGGCGTTTTATAATGGGCTTACTCAAAGTGGTTATGAGCTGTCTGTGAACTTTGAGGACAGTATCCTTGCTGATGATGAAACAAAGCGTGCAAGCGATCGTCAGGACGTTTCTATGGGCATTATGCCACTGTGGGAATACCGAATGAAATGGTATGGTGAGGACGAGGAAACGGCTAAGAAAATGACCTCAGACAGCACCGCAGAGGTGATAGAATAATGCTCAAAGCAAGCGAGATAGAGCGAGCTTCAATGGTGCTTGACAAGCCCCTGCGTGACCTTGAAATGCAGATAATGGAGGACATTGTCCGCAGGATAAAGATAAACGGTGAGATAACACGTTCGGCGGATTGGCAGATATACAGGCTTCACGAGCTTGGAATGAGCAAGCGTGAGATAAAGAAAGCCATAGCCGATAACCTTGACCTCTCCAAAGCTGAGATAAAAGAGCTGTACAATGATATCCTGCAAAAAGGCTATGAATGGGACGATAGTATATACAAGACCAAAGGCAAGGCACGGATACCCCTTGAAGAAAATGAGGGGCTGCAAAGGCTGCTGTCGGCTGTATCGGAGCAGACTTCGGGGGAGCTTAAAAACATATCTCAGTCACTTGGCTTTGCAGTAAAACAGCCTGACGGCAAGTTGAAATTCACGCAGGCGGCAGACTTCTATCAGCAGAGTCTTGACAACGCCATAATGGGCATAGCAAGCGGAGCGTTCGATTATAACACGGTCATAAAGAAAGTCATTTCGGATATGACGAACTCAGGCCTGCGCACTGTGGACTATGCCACAGGCTGGAGCAACAGGGCAGACGTAGCCGCAAGGCGTTCGGTGATGACAGGGCTTTCACAGCTAACCGCAAAAATGAATGAGGACAACGCAAAAGAGCTTGGCACAGACTATTTTGAAGTCACCTGGCACAGTGGGGCAAGACCCTCTCACCAAGAATGGCAGGGCAAGGTCTACAGCAAAAAAGAGCTTGAAACTATCTGCGGTCTTGGTACTGTGACAGGTCTGTGCGGAGCGAATTGCTATCACGATTATTACCCCTTTATCCCCGGCATATCTGAGCGTTCCTACACAGATGAGGAGCTTGCACAGATGAATGCAGAGGAGAACAAGCCTGTTAAATACGGCGATAAAGAGTACACAAAGTATGAGGCTTTACAGCGACAAAGAAAGCTTGAGACTGCAATGAGAGCTCAGCGGCAGAAAATACATCTTCTTGAAGAGGCAGGTGCTGATGAGGGAGATATCATCAACGCACGCTGCCGATATCGTGGCACTTCCCAGGAGTATACAAGGTTTTCAAAAGCAATGGGTCTGCCTCAGCAGAGAGAGCGTGTAAACGCCGACGGACTGGGGAATATCGGGGCTGGAAAAACCAAGATAGACTTGACGCAAAAAGATTATAGTGATATAATTGATATGAAAGGTAAGATGTCTGATATAGACGTGCGAAAGTGGTATAGACACCACAACAAAAATATCCCTCAGCTTATCGACAAAAGCAAGTCTATTGAAGAACAGGCAAGACAAGCTTGTGAACTGCGTAACAAGTATCGCTTTCAGGCAAGAGAGTTAATGGAAGATCAAAAAGCTCGTAAAACCCTTGACCAGACCGACCCTATCATTTCTTTTGAAGACTTGGTGTCAGATAAAATGGCACGAAAAAACATGAGCAGAGAAGAAGCTGTAGCAGACACTTTGAAGACCGCTGTAAAAACACGAAGATCAGTAGATAAAAGGTATGGATTGGATGATCAGCAATGAAAAAATATGAATACAATATTTGCACGGCTGCGGACAAAGAAATTTTTGATAAGCAATGTGCAGCATTGGAAAAGCATATCCCAGGCATTGAACGGTCCGATATGCTGACAGATGTTGACGGCTCACAAACGCAGATATATGAATTAAACGGAAAGAAGATAATCGTACACAACAGTTATTATATTGACGCTGTGTACATTGATTCAGAAGTTGAACTTACAGAGTATTTCAAATGATAATTTTACCGCTTGACTAATGTCGGGCGGTATTTTTATACCCAAATATCGGAACTAAGCACCTTAACGGGTGCTTTTTTCATACCATTTCGTCCTTGATATGACGTTAAACTGTCAGACTTTCACACCGCAGACAGAGCGGTATATAAGCTATGTAGAAAGGACAAACATATGAAAAACATTTTTGAGATCCTTGCCGCTATGGGTATCGTTATCCCTGAGGACAAGAAACAGGACATCACAAAACAGGTGGCAGAGAATTATAAGACTGTGGCTGAGTTTGAAAAGGTGAAAAGCCGCCTTGAGGTGGAGCGTGATAACTATAAGGACAGCCTTGATACCGCACAGAACTCTCTCAAAGAATTTGAGGGTGTGGACGTCAAGGAGCTTAACGGCAAAGTCGCACAGCTCACCGCTGACCTTGCTAAGAAAGATACCGAGTATCAGGCGAAGATATCTGATATGGAGTTTGACGCTACCCTTGATAACGCTATCTCGGCAAGCAAGGCAAGAAACGTCAAGGCTCTTAAAGCTTTGCTTGATGTGGAAACTCTCAAAGCTTCCAAAAATCAGGCTGAGGATATCAAGACGGCTATCGAGAACGTGAAGAAAGATAACGATTATCTTTTTGAAAGTTCCGAGCCTATCAAGAACCCGGTTGCTCCCACAGGGACGCCTGCTGCAGGTGAAGTGAGCAAGGAAACCTTTGCAAAAATGGGGTATATGCAGAGGCTGGAACTTAAACGAACAGACCCCGAAAAATACGAACAGTTGAAAGGATAGGATATTATGAAAATGACAAATGGCATTAGAATTTCTATGCAGTATTTCGCAGAGCAGACAAAGATCACCGACCTTATCGATCCTGAGGTAATGAGTGACATGATCGACGCAAAGATAGAGTCTAAGATAACTGTATCTCCCTTTGCGAAGATAGACAGAACGCTCGTTGGCGTGCCTGGCGACACTATCACAGTGCCGCAGTATAAGTATATCGGCGACGCAGTTGATGTTGCAGAGGGCGTTGAAGCCGAAACTGTCAAGCTTGAAACAGACTCCACTCAGGCTAAGGTAAAGAAAGCCATGAAAGCGGTGGAGATAACCGACGAGGCTGTTCTCAGCGGCTATGGCAACCCTGTAGGTCAGGCGACTTCACAGCTTGCAATGTCTATCGCTTCTAAGGTGGACGCAGACAGCATGGACGCACTTATGAAAGCTCAGCTCATCTATGACGGCTCGGCTTCTGCTATCTCTTACAGCGGCATTGTTGACGCTGTTGACAAGTTCAATGAGGAGCTGAACACCGAAAAGGCTATGTTTATTAACCCTCATCAGAACTCACAGCTTAGAAAGGACCCGAACTTCATTTCAGCAGATAAGTATGACGGCAATGTGGTCATGACAGGCGAGATAGGCAAAATAGCGAACTGCCGTATCGTTCCGTCAAAGAAAGTTTCACTTAACGAGGCTATCCCAGAACAGTATGTGAGAGTTGACAGCGATGCAGAGGGTGCAAAGGAAGTTGTTGCGGACAGCACAGCTTCACCAACTGCTTCACAGATAAAGCTCGGCTCAGTAACGCCTTGTGCAGAGGGTTACGCTCCCAAGGTGGGTGACTATGTTGTAAAGAACGCCGCTGTTAAGGCTGGCACTTTCTACATATGCCCTATCATCAAGCTCAACGCTGATACTGAAACAGAGGACGAAACATCAGCTCTGACTATCTACCTCAAGCGTGACACCAACGTTGAAACAGAGAGAAGAAGTACAAAGCGCTGTACAGATATATCTGCTGACAAGCATTACACTGTGGCTATCTCAGATCAGTCAAAGGTAGTGCTTGCAAGATTCAAGAAGTAAAGAGGTGCGGCAGTATGAAAGCATATGCAAACGAGAGCTATTATATAGGCGTTTATCTTTGCGGCAGAGAGCCTGACATATCTGCCGCTTTTAACTTCTATGCAATGCAAGCCACAAGCCTTATGAAGCGATATACACTTGACAACGTTGACGAGAACGATATTCCCGAAGAAGTGAAAATGTGCTGCTGTGAGCTTGCGGAGAATATCTTCAAGGCAGAGCAGGAGGGTGGCACTCAGGGGGTATCTTCCGAAAGCGTAGGGGGCTGGTCAAAGTCATATGAAAGCTCAGATATCCGCAGACAGAATGCTGACAGAGCCGTTCACGATATCGTGTACAAATGGCTCAGCGGAACAGGGCTGCTTTACAGAGGGGTGAGGTAAATGCTTGCAAACAGCGATTGCACAGTGTATCTTTTCGACAAGCAGACAGAGGGATTTGTGCGGAAGTATGCAGAGAAAGTTTACTGGTGTGAGAATAAGTCGGGAAGTATCGTGAAAAGCGGTATGCAGACCTCAGACAGCACAAGGGTGTATTTCTATGACGATAATGCGCCGAAAACCCCTGCAAAGGATATGCTTGTGAAAGGAAAATGCGAGTTTGAGTTTGATAACCAAACGCCGCAGAGCATATCTGAGAGCATGAAAATCTTCCGTGCGGAGTATGACTTTGTTACGGTAATGAGCGTTGATGATTATATGTTCGGCGGTCTGCCACATATGGAGGTGAGCGTGAAATGAAGATAGGTCAGCCTATGGACAGCAGGGCTATCACTTGGGACAAGTCCTTTGCAGGCAAGTATTCAGAACGCTTTGATAAGGCTCAAAAGTTCATTGACGCCGAGTGCATAAGGCATATGGTGAAGTATACACCTACCCTCAGCACTAATCTGAGAGAGTCTGCCACGAGAGGCACAAAAATAGGCAGCGGCAAGATACAGTATCTTGCACCTTACGCACGCTATCAGTATTACGGCAAGCTTATGGTATCATCTGTTACAGGCTCGGCATACGCCCGACAGGGTGAAAAGAAAGTGCTGACGGACAAAGACCTTGTTTACAGCACTTTTAAAGAGCCACTTGCCGGTAAGCTTTGGTTTGAGCGAATGAAAGCCGACAAGAAACAGCAGATACTCAGAGGAGCGGCGGCGATAATAGGAGGCAAAGCGAAATGAACATAATCGAGCTTGTGAAAGATATCTTGCAGCAGTTCCCGAAAATATCGGAGGTTTGCAACGATATCCATATCGACTTTACCGATGATACGCCAACAAATTACGGCTTGTCCTCGACAGGTGACAGCCTTATAAGCTCTGACATTCTGGGCGGTCAGACAAGACAGCACAACTTCATTCTCTATGCGGTGTATCAATCTATGAATGACTTTGACAGAATGTCAAACAGCGGTGTGCTGCTTGAACTGCAGATGTGGCTTGAAAGCTATGCAGACAAGCACCGAGATACCACGTTATCCACCATAACAGAGGGCGAGGAAAGGACAGGCGTTCTTGAAAAGCTCACCTGTGCAAACGGAATGATATACGCAATACCAAACGAAAACACAAACGATACTGTGCAGTATCAATTGCAGATAGCGGCACAGTATCAGATATAAAAGGAGGAAAACATATGCCTGATTATTCATACAAGAGCGGAAAGCTCAACAGAAGTCATCTTCTGCATTATCTTGACACTACATTCGCAGCGGTCGCTTCATCACCAAGCTGGTATCTTCTCGGTAAGGACGTTGAGGACGCAAGTGTGGCACTCAACCCTGACACTTCCACAAAGAAGAATATTCTTGATGAAACCACAGTTGAGGACAACGGCTATGAGCCTGAGTTCGACCTTGACACATTCTATGCAAAGCCCGGTGACGCACTTTACGAAAAGCTCAAGGATATCATGATGAATCGTCTTACGGGCGACGCCTGCAAGACAAGCGTGCTTGAAGTCATCGTTGACAAGACCACAGGTGCGTATGACGCATGGACGGAAGATGTCATAGTCAAGCCGCAGTCTTATGGCGGACCGCAGGGTGGCGTAAATATCCCGTTCAACTGCACCTTTGCAGGAAACAGAGTGAAAGGCTCTGTCACCTTTGCGGCAGGCGTGCCAACGTTTGCAAAGACTACGGAAGAATAAACTATATGACAAACATATGAAAGCACTTCGTTCAGAGCGGAGTGCTTTTTGTTTGCCGTAATACAGAAAGGATGATAAAAATGTCAATGCAGTCAATAGATTTTAACAGCGGCAATTACAAAGAGTACGCTATAAACGGCGACGAGGACAGAGTGATAAGGATAAACGTGTCAGACGTTGGTATCATCACTAGGATACAGGACGCTATGAGCAAGGCTGACAATATCGCAGAAGAAGTGTCAGAACGTGAGAAGAACGAGGACAGAACTCAGCTTCTCAAAGAGTATGACCAGCGTGCAAGAGAAATGGTCAATGACATATTTGGAAGCAATGTGTGTACGGCGGCGCTCGGAAGCGTGAACGTGTTCTCTATGGCTTCAAACGGCAAGCCTGTGCTTGTAAACTTCCTTGAAGCGCTTCTTGCGGTGGTGGTGCAGGAAATAAAGTCAGCACAGACGGCGGCTCAGATAAAGCTCGAAGAAAAGGTGGAGAAGTACATAGCTCCCGTTGTTGCTCAGCCTGCGGTCAACGTGGCGGAGCTTTCTGACGAGGACAAAAAGGCTCTGCTCAGGGAGCTGCTGAAATGATAGGCAGTTTGCCAACAGCCCTTGAAATAGACGGCAAAGAGTATGCCATACGCTCAGATTTTCGGGTCATACTGCGGATCTATTCAGCCTTTGCAGACCCTGAACTTGACGAGCGTGAAAAGTGCTATGTGTGCCTTAAATGTCTTTATGTCGAGGATATCCCACGAGAACATTTGCAGGAGGCTGTCAACAAGGCTTATTGGTTTGTTGGCGGTGGAGATGTTCCGCAGGAGAACGTTCAGCCTACAAAGACTATTGATTGGGAGCAGGACGAGAGTATTATTTTTCCTGCGGTGAACAAAGCAGACAGGCTCAAACTTCATGGCAATGGCGGCAGGAATGGGGCTTGCCAATGACAGTGCAAGCGATATGGCTATGGCTCTTACAGGGCTGTCTGCGGATATGGCTTCGTTTTATAACGTTGGTCAGGACGTGGCAAGCACGGCTCTGAAATCAATTTTTACAGGGGAAACTGAGACCC